CATTATTAGTTTTAATTCTATCTTTCAGGATAACATTCATCGTAGAGAATATACGAATATCCAAAAGATCTTCAATAACTTCTCGACGGTGTGCTGCAGGAAGTTGCATGAATGGAACAAATGTACTGGAGCCCAAGATTACAATCTGAGTAAACGATTTGTAATTTAGTTTTAGAATATTTTGTTCTAGGTACTTTTGTTGGTCTGATGCAGCAGCCACTTGATCTAGGATTTTACCATCAATCCAAATTTCAAAAATATTTGGCTTTAGACCTCGCACAATTTTATATTCTTTTGATCCAATACTAAACTCAATTTCTACTTTACAATCTTTTTCATTGATTGAATTAATGAGCTGATTTTTGTTTACTTTACGAAAAGATTTATTAAATAAAGCAAACACAATAGCTTCAATTATAGTACTCTTACCAGCACCATTGGTTCCAACGATTAGAGTGGTATTGGCGTCGTTTAAGTTAATCGTGGTGGGAGTATTCCCTACAGCAAGAAAATTTGAGTACGTTACAGACTTAAATAAAATCATAAGAAACAGTATCAGGAGGAATTACAAAATCGTCAGGGGTTATTACACAGTAATTATATCCAAAATTCTCACAGGCAATGATGGCATCCTCTTCTTCAATTTGCACTAGCTGCATTTCAGGAAAACCATCAGCTTCAAGAAGACCAATATAACGAAGAGCATCATCCTCGTCAACAAACATTTGCAAAACTTTACTTCCATCGGAAGTTTCTACTGCATATGCTCCTTCTTCTTTTTTGTCCTTGAGAGTTAGTATATACATTACTGAATTTCAGAAGCTTCCAGGTAAATAGATTTTATGATAGATTTCAATTGAGATTTATCATGATTATTTTTCATATCTTCTATATATCTCTGCAGAGTGGTTAGGGTATCTTCGTGCTCTAACATTTCATCATCATTTTTATTCAGCAGAATTTGAGTATCTTCAATAATTTTTAGGTCATGTACTCCGATGGTATAAAATTTTTCAATTACTTTGTCAAAGGTGTATAGATCGGTTTTCTCATCTACGATTACTTTAACGTAACTATCTGCATATTCCGATAGATCTACTTTTGTATAATCATGTTTAGTATCATCATAGTAAAATTTAGTAAACATTCGATATGGATTACGAATAAATTTTAACTTTCTAGCATCCAGATCATACAGATGAAAACCTCTCTCTTCATTATAATCACTCCAAGTCATTTCATAAGGATTGCCAAGATAGTAAATATTATCACTTCTAGATTTGTGATGAAAATGACCTGAGAATACTCGTTTAAATTTAGAAAATATATCTCGATCTAATCCACCTTCAAACATATGTCCTGGATGAGCTTCAAATCCATTAATTTCAAGGTGTCCCATCAATACTTCTGATTTAGTATTTTCTAGGTGATTCATCACTTTAAACTGGTTTTCGGAATTGATCCACGGAACCATTGTAATGGTATTTCCTAGAACATTAATATCACAGATCTCATCGTATACGGTGATATTGTCATATGAATGTAATAGTAGTTGGGGAGTATTTACACGATTAGTATTTTTATAATATGCTGTGTGATTACCGACAATCATATGAACCTGAATACCAAGTTCTTGTAGTCGATCATAGTAATGTTTTTTGATACGATCCCATGCAAGAAAGTCAATAGCCTTTCTGTTATCAAAGGTATCTCCAAGATCAAACAAAATTTTGATATTGTTTTTTTCTAATGTTGGGAAAAATACATTATCATAGAATTTTAGAAAAAATTCCCAGAAAGCTTGTGAACCTTTTCTTCCATCCAAATGTTGATCGGTAATAATTGCACTGTTCATCGGTTGTTGCGATACTCAAGATTTTCTTTAATGCTATTCATATCAGACATATTGAATCCCATAATATTATCATCTGCAGCAAATACCTGATCGTAACCAGATCTTTCAAGTAATTTAGTTTTAACTTCTAGTTGTTTCTTTTCTTTTTGAATTCTGCGAAGGAAAGCAAAGTAAATGATCTGTGTAAAATATGCAAATGGATTAGTAGATTTCTCTGGATCAAAGTTATCAATATATTGAAGACAGTTTTCTATACCATCACAGATCATATCATCCTTAAACATGTAGTTGACAAAATTAGGACGATATGATAGGTGAGTAGCAATCTTTAGAAAACATTCACCAATATAGTTAGGAACTCTTGGCTTTTCTCTACCTTCTTCTCTTGATAGTTTAACTTCTTTTCTGTAAACCATTAAGGCATCTAAAAATTCCTTGTTGTTTACATAGTGTTCTTTTTTCTTCATTGAAGGACTTGTTTCTGATGATACCAGTATAACAGCTTACTGTAGATTTGTCAAGGGGTAGGGGGGGGGTTGACAAGGGTGCTGGATTCTGCTACAATAACCATGTCAGGGTTCAGAAATTAGTTCTTTAGAGTACTTAGAGACCTTAAGAATCAATATTCAGTTTAAATGACTTCTCTAGAAGCTTCCTTGCTTCTTCAATCTTATTCTTGAATCCTAGTTCCTTATCTAAAGATACTCTATTATTAGTATCTTCACTATTCAAATATTTCTTTAGAGTGCTACGATACAGAGTTAATATTTTATTATCTGCTTCACCAACAGTAAATACTTTATTTTTATCTATAAAGAATATATCTTCCTTTGAGAATTTAATCCAAGGTCTCATATCTACTTTATACATTTCTCCTGCTGGTGTAGAGATTGGTTCTACAGATATTTCAAATGGATTCTCTACAACAAATCCATCTTCTTGTTCACATACAAGTACACTAGCAACTAATTCAGTACCATCAATTAATTTAATTACTCCATAGAATTCATTCATGTTCTTTTCTTGTAAAATTTACTGGAATTATTTCATATTCAAAATTCTCTTCTGAATATGTTTTAATTCGTTCTACTAGATGATTTAAAGTATAATTCTTTTTTTCTCCTTTTGAGAAATCGTCTGCGATGTCAAATAATTTTGCTTTTGATTTGTTTTCTCCTTTTCGTAATACTCTTCCGATGGATTGGAGATTTCTAACTCTTGATTTACTAGGGGAAGCAAAGATAACGTTATGTAGATTTCTAATATTAATACCAGTAGAAAAAGTACCGTAAGAAGCAATGATGATAGCATTTGACTCTTCTTCTGTGAGTTTTCGTATTAATTCTCTTTCTTCGGTATCAACACCACCATATACAAAGAATACTTTTCGTTTATCACCTACATCACTATTTATTATTTCATGAAGTATCTTGCCATGCTTTTCTACCATAGCAAATAAAATTAAAGTATTACCTGTCTGATCTATTGCAAGATTTTTAATATAGTTATTTCGTTTGTCACTTCGACAAATATAATCTAATTCCTCTTGGTAGGATTCAAACGATGTATGTCCATGCTGTAGTAGTAATACATTGATTTTGAGGTTCGATAAGTACCCCTTGTCTATCAAATTTTTGGTCTTAATAACCTTGTTAATAGGTCCAAATAACCCCTCTAAAACGAGTTGATTTGTGTTTGACCCATCCAGAGTACCTGTGAACCCAATTCTATGCTTACAATTATGCAGTTTTGTCATGATCGTAATCAGTGACTTGGCTTTGAATTGATGAGCCTCATCTCCAATCACAACATCATACTTTTCAAAGAAATTTTTTGGTAACTTATAAATTGATTGCCAAGTTGTAACAGTTACTTGTTTGTTAGTTTGCTTTGATTTGCCAGCATAAATTTTATGTACATCATCTCCCCAACCATAATCTTGAAAGTCTTTTGATAACTGTTCTACAAGAGAAGTAGTAGGTGTGATGATAAGTACATTTAAATTTCTATCAATATAATATCTCATAATGCAGTAAATCATTAAAGACTTACCAGATGCAGTTGGAGATAATAACAGTTTACGATTATTTCGTAATGCTTCGTAAATTGCTTTGTATTGATAGTCACGAACTTTAAATGGAATATTTAAAGATTTAACATAATCAACTAAACCTTCTGGAGTTATCTGTTGATTGGAATCTTTAGGCATTCCATAAAATTTATTGTCCTTGTCAATATATGTGTATCCTCTAGAACAAAGCCATTCTGTTAGATAATCATACAGACCAACATATATTGTGCCTTCATATGGACTGAATAATTTAATCTTTCCATCCCATAATCTATTTTTATATTGAGGCATGAATTTTGCACCAGGAACCTCAAATGTAAAATACTCAGACAGTTCATATTTTATATGAGGTTCACATTCAACAGTCAGATATACTTCATTCTTTTTTTGGATAATAACGTCAGCCATCAAATACTACCTTGCATGAATTTTTGCCAATCAATACTATTCTTGATTTGAAATCCTCGTGTGTTTATATTTTCAAGAATTTTTTCAAGAACAAACATCATTTCTTTATAATAATTTAGGATGTTTAAAGACTTTTGAATTTCTTCATCAGACTCAATGTATAGTTGAACATCTTGTTTCAAAATTTTTAAATCAAAAGGTTTTTCCTTGTAAACTTCGGAATCTGCCTTTCCAGTGTAATACTCAAATTTTTCTCTAAGTAATTTTTTGTAATCCTGTTCTTTTTTAACTTTTATAAGTCTTACATCAGAAAGATAATTTAAATACTTGCTGTGTAGTTGTGGAATTTTGATTGATTCATGGTCTAATAAATCTTGATCCATTACTGAATCTTTTTTCCATTCATCTTTAACAAAGTCAATATCAATCATAGTTTCTTGTCATTAATATCGTATATATCATATATAGTGTACTTAAAAGTGGCTGGTACAGTAAAATACTGAACATCAGTTGCATTAGTATTAAATGTTAGTGCTCCAATATCTGTAGGAAACACATCTTTAAATACTACTTTAAATTTCTTTTTAAAGTTTGAATCTAAAATAAACAATACTGCATCACTATAGGTTTTATCTTCTAGATCCTCTCCAGGAAGTTCTTGAATATCTCGTGATGAATATGGATGACCTAATTTTCTAATCCAATTATGCACAGTAACATAATTAGACATATTTTCATCTACAATAAATTCTAATGATAAATCTTGAAAATTTATTTCATCACCTGGGTAAGGAATTGCATTGTATCGTGTAGATTGATTTGCAACTGAAATACTAATCCCAGGTATCGTTGCAGACTGACAAAAAAATGATACCTTTGGATATTTAATTAACTGAAATTGAAATCCTATGCCAGTTAAAAAATTTGAAGGGCAGCCTGAGTTGGCTATAAAATTGGCAGCCATAGTTTTTATTTTTATTTAGATAAAAAAAGAGCCCCTTTTGGGGGCTCCTGAATTATGTGAATCAGTGATCACATTAGGTTGATGACTCTGGTTCTTCTGTAGTAAACGTTGTCGTTTGCCTGTAGAGCACCAGAACGCTGAGTTAGACCACCTGCGAATGGGTTTGCAACCATGCCATAACGGGTCTTGAAGCCAATCTTTGGCTGGAAGGTGTCCTGACCGATGGAACGAACCATCTGGAGAGGTACATATGGGCAATAGAAGAGACCTGCATCATATGCATTGCTTCCCTTATAACCCATCACGTAGTAGTGATCGTTAGAGATATTTGCTGAATATGGATCAACATATACCTTGATGCGACCATTGATTGTACCAGCTAGAGTTGATACGGTGTCGTCTGGGGTATCTGAAGTGTTGAGTAGTGGGGTGTAATCCATTACCTTAGCAGCAGCTAGAGCACTTGCAACGTCTGCTGAACAGACGATGAAGTTACCCTTTCCTCTACGAGTCTCATGACCGATTGCGTTTGCATCACGCTCAATCTGGAATAGTAGACCCTTGAACTTCTCAACTGACCAACGACCATTGGAGTCAACGTCTAGGTCGAAAGTACCAGCGTTAGCTACGTTATTCTGAGCACCAGGCTTAGCGGTTACGTAGATGGTACGAACAACTTCACGGTTGATTTCAGTTAGAATCTCTGAGCTTAGAATGTTAGCTAGCTCAGTCTCAGCATCAAGACCATGGATAGCCTTGAGGTCTTGTGCTAGTTCTAGGGTGTACTCAGCTTTTAGAGCACGGCTCTTTGCTGTTACAGTTACCTTCTCGATTGAGAAGCTCATTTCACGGAACTCAGATCCGCTTTCGCCTAGAGCTTCAGCAGCGTTGGTGTTCATGCCACCAACATAACCGTAATCACCAGGGCTTGCTGCATTTAGTACGCCAGGGTTGGTTGCACCTTCGCCAGTTGCAGCAGAGTATGCACCGCCAGCAGCAGAGAAACCTGAAGGAACTTCGTTGAAGAAGGTCTCGTTGTCGAATACGTTTGGAGTAGCACCGTTACCATTACGGTCAGTACCACGATGAGCACGCATTGCGAAGATTAGACCAGTTGGGCCGCTCATTGGCTGAACACCGCAAATGTCATAAGCAATTAGCTTAGGCATTGAACGGCGGATTAGGCTGATTAGAACTGGGTCGAAACCTGCAACAGGACCGCCAGCAGCAGCGCCACCTGAGAAGCCGTGAGCGCCTACACCAGCACCACCAGCAGTGAATGAACCAGTGCTGTTAACAGCAACCTCGGAAAGAACACCACGCTCTTCACGTAGGAATGATTCTTGGTTCTCAAGAAGAACTGCGGTTACAGCTTTACGATATCTGTCTGTAATTGGGTTTAGATCGTTATGCTCCAAAATAGGAGCCCATTTTCTTTGTAGCTGTTCTGAATTAAACATCGGGGTTAAACTCCTGGGTTGTTAAATTTATTGTTAGGAATCTATTAATATTTATATAAATCTAGATTATCACTGAGCCCATCTGGATACAGCTTGTACATAAGCTGCCATTGGTCCCTCGTAGAAATCTTGATTTTTCTCAACTAGGTCTTCCACATAATTTGATTGAAGTCTTGGAAAATAGTTTTCCTTAATAGTCTCAACCTTGTCACGGAAAGATTCTTCACTAATAAACTCAACACCTTCTGATAGGCTGAACAGTTTTTCTTTCTGTGTTTCTGCTAGACCTTCGGATACTTCTGCAATAATTCCATTTTTAATGTATGATCCGATTTCTTGGTTTAGCCCAACATTGATTTCAATCTGTTCGTTGAGTTTTTCCTCCATCTCATCTAGTTTAGTTGCCATTTCGGCAACTACATCTTGTTCCTCTTCAGGGAGATCAATATTGTTCTCCAAGAAGAGATTTGCAAGACCTTGCATTAGATTTTCAGCAATTTCGGTCTTGATGCCATTATCAATAGAAAGCTGGTTCTCAGCAATCCACTGCTCAGCAACATAATCAA